GCATGCACGGCACCTACCGGCTGTACTTCATCACGCTTGATGCGGATAACGACACCACCCAAACTGTGTATCAAGTCAACCTCATTCGGAAAACGTACATCAGTGATGATGGTGTTTGTGTTCATTGTTCTGATGTGATCTGAAACAGCTTCGGTCCACAATGTCTGTGATAAAGTATCTCTACCCCACTCAGTGCCGAGTGTCTGCATGGCATAGCGAGGTGACTTGCCGCCTAGATAATAAGTTGGTTCTTCCTTCTTATCACCTTCGATCATTCTTTCGATATGATCATGTGGGCAACCACGAAACTCTAATAACGCTCTAAGCATAATCTTTAGACCGCCAGCCATCTTTAATGGACTGTAACCATTTACCAGAAAAAGCTCTGCTGCTTGGTCTTTACCAGAACCACGATAACCAGCAAAACCTATAAGGTTCATGTTTTCTTTCACGTCAGCGGTCAGGGTTGTTGGTGGGCGGTAGTGTAATTCCCTGCCAACCTCTGGACTGTAAATAACACCGTCAGGTACTTCTTTGTAAGGCACCCAATCATCGCCGGGTGTTACTTCACTAGGCATTGTATCTGTCATTTGTCTCTCCATGTTTTAGTGGTTAAAAGAGGGGGAACCTGTTATGTCAAGCTCCCCCCAAGTTGCAAGTGTGGAAAGGGGGAAAACACACTCGCTAACTGTTAGTACCGCGAACGGCGATCAGAAGTTTCCTCAGAGGATTCAGAATCTTTCTTCTTCCCCTTTTTCTTTTTCTCTTTTTTCTTCTTTTTCTCTTTTTTGGGTTCCTTCGGATCGGAAGCAGGCAATGCTTTCACTTTCTTTCCTGCTTTCTCAGCGGCGTCAGCCATAGCACGTTGAACAGTATCGCCTTCGGTGGCTTCTTCTTGCTGCTTGAGCAAAACAGTCATTTCAGCGAACGTGATCCAATCGATGATTTTGAATACAGGTGCATATTTTACACCCTTCTTCTTCTTCGTCTTCTTGTCAACGTAATCGAATGGTTGGTTTCCAAGCTCAACGATAGGCATCATATAACCGCCTTCGTCGTCAAGGTGCATTCCCATCTTGTCACCAAATTCTTTTGACAGGTTCATCAATGCGCGGCGACCACTTTCAGAGGTGGTTTTATATTCGAGATTACCGCCATCTTGCAGGAACGCCATCGTGACTGTAGCTTGTGCGCTCCAACCATCGTCTTTGTCCTCATACGGACCATGCTCTTTAAGGTCCTGTTCAAGTGGCGGCTTCTTTCCGGTCATAATAGGAATATTGATTTCCTCAACAACCGCAGAATCCTTCCAACAAATCCAGCCGTTCGTTACTGAATACATATTCATAACGACCTGCTCGCCATCTTCAATGACTTCCTTGTTCTTACCTTGTGACCAACCGCCTTCGTTACCGTCAAACTTAACGTATACGGAATAACCGCCAGCCTCATCACCGAAGTCTGAGAACGGGTTCGATCCCGGTTCAAACTTCACCATACCCGCTGGTGGTCCTGCCACCACGACTTCTTGTCTTTCTTCACTCATCGTTTTTGTCCTTTATCATGGTTATGTTAAGTTTATCAAAACCTGAACCCTCTTTCTGAAAAGGATTTAAGTCTATTCCAGCCGCGACCATAGCTTTCTGATCGAGGCTAGTACGTCCCTTTTGCCAAGAATATGAAATTCGCCAATTAAGGGGTTTTGTAACCCGGCGAAAATTCTTCTCAGAAAGTTGGGCGCGTATCTCTTGGTTCACTTCGGAACGCTGTTTTTCATAATCAGCAACAATATTCTTTAGCTTCTCATGCTTGGTAACAAGAGCGTCGAACTGATCAATGTTTGCTTGATCAATTTCATCCACCTCGTTGTTTTCTGGAAAAGCATCACCTGAGATTTTAGAGCAGGCCATTTTCCATTGACAATATTCGCATGATCCGTTCTGCTTACCTTCGGCCTTGATTGTAGAAGGATCGTCTGTTGAGTAAATCTGATTGGCACGCATTTGACCAGACTTGTAAATGGCAGGATCAAACTTTACGACATATGGTTTGATGTCATTGAGGAACGATGCATTGATATATATGACCACGCAGTACATAGGCTTGTACTTTGTTTCATCGCGGATAAGTCCTAGCTGCATCTGAGCCTGACCGAAATGGACAGCCTTTGTCTCAACAACGTTTGACCGTGGATCGACGCTTTTAAATTCCGTCAGTATACAGTCTGATTCGATGTCATCGATGCCATACAATGCCAGCGCATTCTTTTTCAAATTGGTGAGGATACCGTCAGGGGTGGCTGATGATTTGTCTTTGCGGATTGTCTTCTGATTGTCCTGTCCAGCAAACTTGTATTTGACGTATTTTGGTTTGCCGAATTCAATTGCAGGAACGATGAAGTGATCTTCGATAATGTTTCCGCGCTCCATAGCCCCCCAATTATCATTATCGACTTCATCGCGAACGTGATCGTTGTCTTCGCCAAACTTCTCCAGCCAAGCCTTGCGCAAGCACTGGAAGGTCTCACTGGCACCAAGCGTTTCCTTACGGTCAAATTCCCATACTTTCGGGTTGCCGTGGAAATACTTGTTCAGCATCTTCTTGAAGTCGAGGGGCTGTTTTGACATCAATTGTTCTCCGCGTACTGACCGACTTTATAGAAAGCCTCTGCTTCCATCCAACCGCGATCATAAACCCGCTTGAAGTGCTGAACAGTTGCCTGCTGCATCATCTGGTTCATGGTCTGCATGTGTTCACCTTGCATGCCAATAAGCATTTCTTCGATCTGCTTGTTCGACTTGCGGTGTTGTGGTTGTGGTGCTGGTAATGACATTGTTTGTTCCTTCTCTGATTATTGTTTAGCAACTATTTTAGTGACCTGTCAACACCTAATGTGTTTCAGCCCATGTCTTTCCGAATTGACCTTCGGCGTCCACTGGAATACCAAAGTCAAAGAATTTTCCTGCGTCCAGCGCAGCCTTGATGCAGAGTTCGAGAGCGCGTTCTTGTATCTCTGGCCTCACGCAAGTTTGGATTTCATCGTGAACCCAAGCGACGATTGCGAAGTCACCATCCCATCCGTGAACGTACCCTTCATCAAGCATGTAATGCTCGAACAGGACTGCCCACTTCTTAGCGATCAACGCACCATCCGATTGCAGGCGAGCATTCAAAGCAGCGAATGCTTTTCGAATGAAAATTTTCCTACCGTCAAGTCCTTCAAGGTATCCGCGCTTGGCTAGTTTCTGGATATACCTATCAGCCTTTTTAAGCCCCGGCAAGCCTTCCATGATGTCTGCACGTATACTTTTACCTATGCGTATCTTTTCGGCTGTTGTACCCGTCTTATTTACGATCCTACCCATGTTTTCGTCGCCTGAACCGTACATCATTGCGTAAAGCTCAGTTTTAGCATCATCACGGACGGTTATCCACTCTGTTGCTTCCATATTATATGTATGAATATCACCGTCAAGGATCAAGTCACGCAGATGGCCTTCATCATATTCTTGTGTCAGGTTTGCTAGGCACCGGGCTTCGATACCGGATTGGTCAACACCCATCATAACCCAACCATCAGGTGCGTAAAAACAGTCGCGCATTTCGTAACCAAATCGCCCCTTACGACCGTACAGGATTTCTCCTTCCTTGCCGCGCTTGACCTTGACCACCTGTCCAATGTTCGGATTGTTGTGTGATGCGCGTCCGGTCACTGTCCCGCCTACGTTGTAGTAAGTGTGAAGCATGCCTTCCTCATCGACGTGGTTCAGCCATGACTTGTCACCTGTCTTGATCGTTCCGATCCGTTTGTTCAGGAAAAAGATTTCAGACAATTCAGTTGCCCAAGGGTAGACGCCATCCAGCTTCTCAAGCACTTCCGCGCTAACGCTAGGCTGTCCTGTATCTGTGAAGTCCTCTGGCACCCATCCGTACATCATGGTGTATCTGTCAATAATGTTCTGGCGCGAGTTGGTGTTGAATTTCTTCAAAGCAACCGGACAGAAAGGAGCGCCTGCCATCCTGTTAGCACGCATTGGGTCCTTGAAATTCAGGTCCTTCTTTGGATTGATTACATCACCCCATACAGCGCGTGATCTATCTTCGCCAAATTCTTCGCGTGGTTGTTTATACTTCTTGACGTTGGCTACCGGGTTATTCCACTGAGGCTTAACTATCCATTTTTTAGCTGGCACCCACCAATCCTCAAAAGATTTATTCACTTCTACCCTGAGATCATCAACTTCTTTCTGCATGGTTCCTACAAGTGTCTCAGCCTTATTAATATCGAGCGGGATACCATTCTGTTCGACCCTTCCCATCAATTCATGTATCTGATGTTCGAGTACGGTTGAGGTGTCTGACCATTCAGCTTTCAGTATTGCATCCCAAAGTACCTCAGTCACGTCCACGTCATTCTCACAATAGTCTTCTTGTGGAAGGTTCCAGTTTGCCCAAGGGTCAATCCCAAGAGCCTTGCAATCTTTTGTGTAATCACCTTTGTGAAGACCAAGACGCCAACCCCATGAATCGAGACTGTGTGTGCCGATCAGGAAGCCGGGAAGCTTACCCTGCTTGTTCAGTTTGAAGTCCCGAATCTTCTGGTCTGCAAAACACATGCGAGCCATGACCAGTGTATCGCGTACCTTGCCTTTCATTCCATCCAAGAAGCCGGGGAAGATCAGATCGACAGCGTTCAAGTCAAAGCTTACGATATTGTGACCGACAACGAACTCAGCCTCAGTCAACATTTCAACACCTTCTGCGAGATCATTACAAATGAATGAAGGTTTGAATTTGAAGTTTTTGATCACACCGTCTTGCTCATTTATGTGAGCGCATTTAACCTTACGGACGCTTCCTTCAAAACCGGGATTAGGTAAGAAGTCAATCTTGTTCTGGCGAAAGTTATCACCATTTTCATCCGTATCGATGTTGACCATATAGGTCCCTTCGTCACGTTCAAGATGCTCAACAAACTTACCTTTATGCTCGATGAAAACCTTCTCATTAAGACGGTCTTGTATCATGTAGTGATACGTCTGGATCGTGTCGATATTATTCCTGAACCGAAAGGTCTCCTTAGTCTCATGTGAGCGCATGGCGATGCAGTGAATGCGATCCATAGGCTCACCCTTTCGGGCAGATGCAAGGAGACCGTTTGATTCAATATCGAACAATGCGGTCTTGATCTTCTTTATCTTATTTGACAATTGCCTCTCCAGACTTTTTTTATCTAAGGGTTCCTTCGCGCCACTTCATGCCTTGCATGGTTATCATCTGACGTTTACCATTTTGATGGGTTACAATATGTGAGTTGCTCCAGCTTGACAACCCCTGCTTATTATAATTCATAATCAGCTTCGAGCTTGTCCCGCATGTCCAGATACCCTCTACGATACCTGCTGTGTGCGTGTGCGCTGTATTTGCTTTAGAACCCATGCGTGAGAAGCTTTTAGGCGTTGCTCGCGCACCGTTCGCGCCTGAGTGACCATGCAGAGAGTTCTCAATGTTTCCGCAGATCACCTTACTGTCTTTCTCTGACAAGAATACGGTTTTTTCGAGATTGTAATAATCTCGTAATACATCTTCGAGCAGGATATAGTTTTCAAGATGCATAGAAATTGCTGTGTATTTTTTCAACTGTGTTCTCAGGAAGAACAAAGCGTTCGCCGGGTCTTCCCTATAATCCGCTTCACGTAACCAACGTTCAAGTGCTAGATCGTGATTAGCCTCGACCACATAGTTGAGGCAATTACTTACCTGAACAGCTTCGAGGAACTGACTGACCTCAACCATTTCTTCTTCAACATCTTCTTCTTCTTGAAGGTGAAGCGCGAAACGTGAATGGCAATTTTTAATGTCGTGGTGGTTCCGTGCACGGAAGTCTGAAACATCGTGGTAGAAACCGTGGAATGGTTGGAGAACACCAGCCATAGAATTAGGATAGGCATTTTTGTTTATTTCACCGGTATCGGTATCATAACCCCATGCCCCTACAGCAACGTAAGGACACAATTGTTTGCGATGAACATCGCCCCATGTGATAGCCTCAACCCTGCTCCCATGAAAAATTTCACCGCCGCCGATATATTTATCAAGATCGTAAAAACCACCACTATCATCAGCGATCAACTGGCGACAAAAGAAGTCACCATCTTCATCGATAGCAACCAGTACAGCGCCTATGACGTGATGGAATTCTGCTTTGATACCAGCTTTCTTCTGAATGTAATTTGGCAAAGTAACACAGCCGGTTGTCATGTTCATCTTCGCGGGTTTTCGCAACATTGTCGGGACCGATTGTAGGGTCACTCGCGGGTGTGGGAAAATACCCCACTTGTCTCGCGTGTATGTTTCGAAACCTGACAGTGGGTTCACCGCCGTTGGTAGGGTGTTCTGTTCTCCGCAAAAGATTATGTCATCGCCTACATGGTGCTGGCGATTGGTCATATACTTCTTGATTGCAGGTTCGAAAAGAACGTCTTTCAATGACCCTTTCTCCCATACATCTGCGTTAGACACCATATAAGTAAACCCACCAATATGAATATCAGCATCAAGATGTTCGGCGTATACTTCAAGGTTTTTCAAGAACGGTTCATGCACCTTAGTGCGATCC